GTCAATGTTGACAAGGGCGTTTGGCATTGCTGGCACTGTGGTTGGTCAGGCGGTCTGGTTCAAGGCGAGTACAACGCCCCCACCGTGTCCCACAAAAAGCTGTACTTCAAACCCGAGCATCGCCCCGGTGCGCTCACCGACTCGGCGCTCAAGTTCTTCGAGGATCGTGGCATCACCATTGAGGTGCTGGCGCGTAACCGCATCGCCATCGAGCGGGTGTGGATGCCTCAGCTTGAAGATGAAGCCAACTGCGTGGCGTTCCCATACCTGCGTGGCGGTGAGGTTGTCAATGTCAAGTACCGAGACAACAACAAGAACTTCCGTCAGATCTCTGGCGCAGAGAAGACTCTCTACAAGTACGACGACATCGATGACGAATGCACCATCATCTGCGAGGGCGAGATGGATGCGTTGGCGCTTGAGGTTGCCGGCTTCAAGAACGCAGTGTCTGTACCTGATGGCGCACCCGCACCCACAGCCAAGACGATGGACACCAAGTTCAGCTTCCTTGAGGACGAGCGCCTCGACAAGGTGAAGCGATTCATCTTGGAGTCGAAGGCGTTGTCTCTGTGTTCGACATCGAAGATGATTTGCAGAACCTGCTCGACAATGGCTTGCCACAAGGTGAGCCAACAGGCTGGCACTCAGTCGACAAACTCTACACCCCCGCCGCTGGTCAATGGACATTGGTCACCGGCATCCCATCGATGGGCAAGAGTGAGTGGCTCGATGCATTGGCGATCAACATCGCTAAGTCAGCAGGATGGGTGTTCGGTGTCTGCTCACCGGAGAACCAACCTATCACATGGCACACCGCCAAGCTGTTGGAGAAGCGCATGTCCAAGCGCATCAAAGCTGGCGCTGTCAGTGAGCGTGAGTTCACTGAAGCCAAGCATTGGTTGGCGCACCACTTCCACTTCATCCTGCCAGAGCAACCAACTCTGGAGAATGTGTTGGAGAAGGCTAAGGTTCTTGTGCGCCGTCATGGTCTCAAAGGTTTGATCATCGACCCGTACAACGAGCTTGATCACACACGCCGCAAGGAAGGTATCAGCGAGACTGAGTATGTCTCCTCGTTCCTTACCCAGCTACGCACATTCGCAAGACAGCAGTCAGTTCACATTTGGTTGGTTGCTCACCCAGCCAAGCTGTTCAAGGACAAGGACGGCACATACCCAGTGCCAGATGGCTACACCGTCTCTGGCTCTGCCCACTTCTACAACAAGGCGGACAACATCATCGCTGTCCACCGAGACACAACCAACCCCAACGCTTCAACTGAAGTCCATGTTCAGAAGATTCGTAGCCGTTGGCTTGGCAACCGTGGTGTTGCAAACCTCAAGTGGCGTCCCGAGTGCGGTCGCTTCTGGGATTACGCAGATACGGTTGCGGCATTCGAGCCATACCGAGGCAGACAAGACGACTGAGAAAGGACAGACAAATGTTGACAGCCCAGAAGCATTCCTCCGCAAGTTCGAGCCACTACAGCATGTGCTTGTTGAGGAGCAGAGCCAAATGATTTACGCACCTTGGTTGGTGCGCTTGCATGGCAATGTCTCTTTGCATGGCGAGATCCATGCGTTCGAGACTGACCTTGATCTTCGTGAGTTCGGTAGCGCAGAAGACCTGCTGTTGCTGGCTACTCAGTTGATGAAGAGCTTTGAGCAAGCCAGCCGGAGAACGCATGTTTGATGAAACAGTACGCAGTCGCAGACTGTTGAACATGGCGAAGGATCAACCATGCGTAGCGTGTAACGCACAGGATGGAACGATAGTCGCAGCGCACAGCAACTTGCTTGAACATGGCAAGGGCGCGGGACACAAGTCTCATGACTGCATGAGCGCGTGGCTGTGCCATCGCTGTCATTCTGAGTATGACCAAGGCAAGACCATGAGCAAGGATGAAAAGAGAGAGTTCATCTTGACCATGATTTGTAGAACAAACATCCGGCTGTGGCAGTTGGGAATGATTGGATGTAAATGATTGTGAAGTTCACCGCCGCAGAGATGTATCAGGTACTGCACTACGCCTCTGTCATCCACGAAACAAAACAGATCAACCTTGCAAGAGGCGAGATCAACAACCACAGATACGCCAAAGACATTGACGACTTCTCAATGCATCTGATCGGTGTGATGGGTGAGGCTGGGTTGTGCAAGCAGTTGCACCTCAAGTACACCCCACCCTTTCACAAGTACGGAGATGACGGCAACGACATTGACTACAGTGGATTCACCATTCAGGTAAAGACACAGTCCAAGTACTACGGTGACGAGGGCTTGCTCTATGTGAATGACATCAACGCAGTGCCGTCTGACATTCTTGTTAGCGCCTGTGTCCACGGTCCAGCAAGCATCCAGCTTATGGGCGCAATCAGCAAAGACAAGTTCAAGCGAATCATGCACCAGAGAGATCTTGGTTACGGCATGCGTGACTGCGTCTACAACAAGGAGCTTATGTCCATCGATCAGATGGAGGCGTGGCTCGATGATCAGATACCACTGTAAGGAGAGCGTATGGAAATCGAACAATTACTGAACAACTACCGAAGGCTGGGTGTGCCGTATGGTCAGGCGAAAGCCAAGCGTACCTACCTTGAGGAGTACAAGAAGAGCCTGCTCTCGTTGCTGATGAAAGCGGCGGCGAAGGACGGACACAATAGCGTCTCCGCGCAAGAGCGTGAGGCTGCTGCCAATCAACAGTACATCGACTTCTTGAAGGCGCTTGAGACCGCCGTTGAAGAGGAAGAGAAGCTGCGTTTTGAAATCAAGAGAACTGAGATGGAGATTGAAGTATGGAGAACGGAACAAGCCAACGAGCGCATGGAACGGAAAGCGTACGGGGCTTAAGTTGTGAAGGATGCAAGTACTACTATGAAAAAAGAACAAGTGAGCAATCCGTCCAGCATCGCTGTCAGCTCTACCGAGCGGCTGCTACCCAGCGGTGCTACGACTTCCGCCCAAGGCGGCTACGATCTGAAGAAGATTGAGTTCACCATTCCGGGCAAGGTGATCGGCAAAGGTAGACCGCACTTCGTCAAGAAGACTGGCGTTGCCATCACCCCGCAACAGACTCGAGGCTACGAGAGTTTGATCCGAGATGTTGCCCTGCCCTTGATGGGTGGGCATCAGCCTTGGGAAGGATGTGTGAGGGTGTGCATTACCGCCAAGTACAAGATCCCGAAGAGCTGGTCGAAGAAGGATCGCCAGCTTGCAATCGACGGCAAGGTTCCGCCAAAGAAACCTGATGTCGACAATGTGGTGAAGATTGTGCTGGATGCATTGAACCGTGTCGTGTATCTGGATGACACACAGGTAACGCACTGCAATGTGCGCAAGATGTGGGACGAGGAACAGGACTTGCTCCTTGTTTACATGGAGGAGTTGCAATAATGTTCTCATCACCAGAAGCGGCGTTGCGCTTTGCGTTTCGCATGAGAGAGAAGTCAATCGTCAGCACACCATCAGGTGTATTCATGTCGAAGGACAAAGTCAAAAGCCCGAACGCTATGAAGCTGACGGCGTATGACTTCCACGCACAGGCAGGCATGATCTTCGGGCGCATAGATCGGATGCCACAAGACCAGCAAGTCTGGGTCTATCTGAACTACGGCAATGGCAAAGAACGCAGGGAGTGCGCCAAGGTAATGGCGATAAAGCTGCGTGGAAATATCGAGGCGGTGAAGTTCGGTATGTCAGCGAGTGATGTGTCTAAAGCCTTGCTCTCAAAGAGTGTCAGGCAATGCGCCAAAGAGACAGGTCTTACCAACTATAAATCGTGGAAGATTCGTGGCTCTTTGTATGCGGACATGGAGCCATTGATGATGCGCACCTTGGAAGAGTTGTGGGATTGGTTGAACTCTGGACAGGTGAAAGCCTGATCCATACAATAGAGCCGCGCCACACCGGCGTATGCTCTTAACCTCTCCTTTCGTTGAGCATGGGGGAACTCGCTGGACCCGGGTTCCCCCTCCTTATTTGCGCTTTCGCTGCACGGAAATATCGAGACGCCGTTCGAGCGCAAAGCGAAGTTTGCACCGGGGCTTTCGCCCACGGTGCATGTGTCAGGTCTTACCCTTTGGCTTGTAAGTGCCAAGCCAAACAGATCCTACGACCTGCGGTTGATACCAGTTGATCTCGTAGTCAGTGTCGTGGTGGCATGGCACAAGGAACAGGTTGTAACCAAAC